TTTACCAAACTTGAAAAGACGTACTGTCCCTTCATTCTCTGGATTAGCAGGATCTTTCATCACATAGATATTTGCTATGTATGAAAGTCTTCTTTTCTGCTTACGTGCTTGCTCTTTACCAGCTTCCGTACCGTTGTTCCATAATGTAGAGTTATATTCGCTTACTGGATCTTTCTCATTGAAAGTTGTAAGTGAATTTTCAATATACCATTTACCAGCTGGCCCTTGAAATCCATGTGAGAACACACGAACCCAAGGTAAGTCTTCACCTTTTGGTTCTGGTAAAAAACGAATAACTGCATAGCCGTTGCCAGCTTTATCGACAGTAGGTTTCCAAAAACGATTGTCTTCAGAACTTCCTTCTGCTGGTGCATTTATTTTTGTTGTTTCGGTAACTAACTTGTTCAAAGAACTTGAACGAGATTTTTTAAGTGAGGCGAAAGATGTTGCCATTAGTGTATCTCCTGTATATTTGTGTATTTAATTTGTCCACTCGAATCATAATATAATATATCTAATATAACATAACAAACTAGTATTTGTCAAGTCCCTAATTTAAATTTATCTTTAGGGCGATTGTAACTATAGCTATGCACCGAAGAATTTATATTTGCTTGATGCGACATATATTCTCCATATTTAGTTCTCCATTCTAACTCACTTTCTAAGTTTTTAATTCGATCTTTCATAGCCTCAACTTGCTCACGTAACTCTCTGAGTTCACCTACGTATTTTTCTACTTCATGATTCATTTGAAAGCCTCCAATATAGTTTGTTTACATTTATTTTTGTCTACACTGACGTAACTATACATGAATGGAGTATATTTTTTAAGTATAAAAAGAAAATCGTTAAGCATAGTGTTTTCTTGTTTACTCCAAACACTACTATAGTTAATCAAATTATCTAATACTACTAGAGTATTTATATTGAGTTTCTCTCTTAGATATAGCTTAAATGCTAGTGGGTGTACTTCACCATCAGCCTGAGTACTGAATAGAGAGTCAAACTGTGAGTGATAGTCTCTAAGTGTTTGTATATCTTCTTTGAATTGATAATTAAACGACTCAATATTTTTTTGCAATTTCTTATAATTCATCATCGCACGGCCTTGTGACATTCCCAAGATATACTCTTCATCATGAATAAAATTAGCAACGAGATATTGCACAAACTTTTCTTTGTCATAGATACGTGCTAACTTTTCAAACTGATAATTATCTCTACGTGTACGAAACTTGTCTTCATTCACTTTTATCTTACCATTGTATTTAAAGTAGTCGTAATCTGTTTTGAAATGATTACGTACTGCTAGATAAGATGCATATGCTTGAAGTCCGTTCATATAGGCAATTTAGGTGATTTAGGGATTGATAGAAAATTTAAATCGATAGCTTCAGCTTCTAATTTAGTCTTGATAACTCCGTTTACTAACTTAGCCGCTACTTCAACTTCCATTTCATTTGTTTCACAGTACCATACTATAGCGTCCATATAATTAATTCTTTTATCAATAACGACTTCTTCTATAATTTTAGAGAACTTACTCACGTTCAAAATTTCAAGCGACATTTACTTTTCCCATCTATAAAAAATATGTTTTTCAATTCTTGTTGTTCTTGTTTTTGTTTTAGCCCATGAAGGTTTTACATATGTTGCATGATAGTGTGTAGCACCTTCTGTGACATCTATGTATATTCTATTATACAGAACAAGATGTGCATAGTCTTGTGCTTTTTTCCACGCTTTATCGTTTTTAGGTAAATCATCTTTACCATCGCAATACCAACTAAATTGGCATTTGTGGCGAACCGGAACATTACTTCCTTTATACTTCGGACCTTGTTTAACTACTTCACAAACTGTATTAGGATATCTTTTATCCGCAACACGGTTCATGACTACTTGTGCCGTTGCAATCTGTCCTATCATTGACTGATTCTTTGCCTCATGATAAGTATTGAGTGCAAGACATAAAAATGCTGTTTCTAATATCATTCTTATACTCTATATGATTGTTGTTTGTTTGTCAAGTCTATTTTTTAAACTTGTCATTCATAGACTCTAGCACACTATCGATATTAGGTTCTTGTCCACCAGGATCATATTTACATTGATATTCATTCGGACATTGTCCCTCTACTACCAATGTGTAAGTATCGTTAGCACCTTTATAGAGACAGATTTGATCACCATTCTTAGCAGTTCTTCTTTTATATCTTCTACATGTGATATACTTGGGATCTTCTCTTTTACCTAATCTCTTCTCTTGCTCCCATGTCCAGTCACTGAACTTTTTCATATAACAAGTAAAGCACTGTATTATATTAGGTGTCTTATTTTCATTATTAAATCTATCACTCCAAGCATAGTTTGGAATGAGAAATGCTAACAATAAAATTATTTTGATTGAAAGTATTAACGAAAGCCTGCGAACAAGTAACTTGTTTGAAAAACGAACCATGCGAACCAACCTAGCAATGCAACTATAACTCCAATGCCTATAGTGCAAATTATTATATTTAATATTTTTTCTCTTTGTTTCTCTCTAGCATAAACCATCTCTTGACGTTCTTTACGAATCTTACCTTGCATACGAATAAGTTCGTCCCATGCAGATGCCCCATGTGTAAACATAATATATTGCTTGAGTTCATATTCCATTTCCTCTGCCTTTTTCTTGGCGGCAAAGGCGTTCATTGCTTCTTCTTCTATTGATGAACCATTAAAGACTTTTTTATAAAATGGTGGGTTCTTTGCATTCTTCTCTGCTTGATTAACATCAGAGATAGCACCCATCCACCTACCAATATCACCATACATAGACTCGACATCTTTACCGAGTTGTATGCCTTTCTTAATTGCTGAGAATGCAGTGCCTGCGATGGCCATTGCTGATACTGGATCTATCATTACTATTACCTATGACTAATTAAAACGATTATAATGAAACAATCTTAAATGTCACAATACGTAATGATATAATACAATCTACTAGTATTTATAATAAAAAAAGAGTATCAGCGGTAACTGACACTCTTTTCATATTTAGTGTGGGAGGGACTAGCTTATACCCTCAACTAACACAACAAGATAAGCATATCTTTTTTAGTGTTAGAACTTACTTCCGCCATGTGGTGTTGGCGATGTGATCTTGTATGACTAGCCCTTATTTCTAAGTATTCATCTTTCAAAACCTGGGTACCACCCCTAAGTAATCAAGTTCACTCCTCTTGTCGGTAGAGTTCTTCCTTGCACCACGTTTTTTCTCCGTCGAGAAAAAATTCGTAATTCTGTGAGAGTGTTTCTGTTCCCAAGTACACTCTCTAAACTCGGTGCGATTAAGCCGCTAGTGCATAATCCACAGGTGCAATGTCATCATTTGCATTTAGTTTAATGTTCTCCACTAACCTACTACCTACCTGTCGATCCTATTTCACCCCCATCAAGAATACTTGTTGATACGCCACTATCAAAAAACTCTAAAGTATCTTACTACTCATGTCACAATTAAACGCAGACGCAGAGTTTGTGCTATGAAGGCGTAGTACTGAGCAAGTATTCTTGGTGGAGGTGATGGGTACCGCCCCCATGTCCAGTCTAGTTTCATTTAGTCTCAACGAACTCTTTATTTATAGCATATTGATTCGTGATTCGTCAAGTCTTTTTTATTATTTTTGTGAAGTAAATATTTCCATTCCCCAACCATTCGCTATAATACAGGCCCAGTCTTCACTTATAAACTCTACTAAACTCCATGTGCCAGTTACTTTGTTCAAACCAAATCCTATTGTAGTATTCATTAATTCACCATTCTCACGTACTGAGACATTATCCCATCTCATGATAGGCGCTTCTTTAAAGTCTTGTGTAAGTGTCTGTAAAATGGCATCCGGATGCTGACATACAACTGGTTTTTGTGAATTATATGTTTCGCCTTTTTCAAACATTTTGTGTCGTGATTCTAGTAAAGGTTGATGATCGCCCCACGACATAGTGCCACAACTAACATATAACACAAATACCAATAAACTAAGATACTTTATCATAATATTCTCCATATAATTTTATCTTTTTTTGTGTAGATAGTATCCAGTTGTCTCTCTTTTCTATAAATATCTGAGGACTTTCACCATCTACTGCTATGACTATTACAACTTGATCGATTGGTGTTTTTGTT